ATGAGTACAAATGCGTTTACAAGAACGGGTAACACCGTGGTCTTCTTGGCTGCTGCAACAGCTACTACGCCTGTGCAGTGCGTTTCTAGCACATTGGGTGCTGATGGTATATCTAACTTTGAAGCCAACGTGCAAGGACAGATCAACAGTTTGAAAAATCCTCTAGTATCTCCAGAAACACAGCCATTGCCTTGGAGTGCCTAATGTCCACAAACGCAACCAACTCCTAATACTTCAACCCTTTAAGGAGTAAGTTGTAATGTTACTAGAAGACTTAGATAAATCGCAGGTAACTCACGAACAAATCTATCTAAGACTTCTAGAGTTAGAGGCAAAGGTAGATAAAATAGATTCCAATACCAAGCAGTTGGTAGAAGCTTTTGAAGCCTTCCAAGGGGCTTTAAAGGTTTTAGAGTGGATAGCTTCTTTAGCAAAACCCATAGCTATCATTACTGCTGTAGGTGCATTCTTTGCCTTAGTATGGAATAATGCTACTCACAAGTAATTGTTCTTAGTAACAAAGTTAAGGGTTAACCGCTACCCTTTGTTTAGCGGGAGTTTATTAAAAGGAAGTTGTTATGTTTAGTTTTACACACACAGTAGAAGAGTTAAGAGACTTGGTTCAATGTATGGAAGCTCGTATTGCTTCTATGCAAGCTCATGTACAGAAACTTGTACAACAAGCTAATGAACAGCAACAAGCTTTGACTCCTCCACCACAGACTGCTGTAGTTGATTCGTCTACTGATCAACCCCAGAGTTAACACAACAACTTTGGAATAACTATGTCCTACAAGCCCAGATGGAGTGATGGTTCTTGGAACGTCATCTGTGACCAGTGTGGGCGTAAGTTTAAGGAGAGTGACCTCCAATTGCGTTGGGATGGCCTTATGGTCTGCCAAGGCGATTGGGAGCCTCGTCAACCCCAAGATTTTGTACATGGTGTAGCTGATAAACAAGCTCCTCCTTGGGTAAGAGCAGAACAACAAGATTTGTTCTTACCTGTGTGTACACCTTTAACCAGTCAGGGTATAGCTGATTACGGCACAGCAGACTGTGCTGCTGCTGGTATAGATAGAGGATATCGTCCCGACCCCTATGTTTGTACCCCAACAACCTCACAAGGGTTGGCTGACATAGGAGTAGCGGATTGTTCTAGGGCAGATATAATGAATACATTGTCTGAAGTCCCAACAATCTATTCGTATACACCCATCAATGCTTACCCAGCATTAGCAGGATAAACAATGAGTTCCTCAACTTACACAGTCTCTAGAGATCAAATCATTACCCTAGCTTTAGGTAAGCTAGGGGTGCTTGAGATTGGGGATACTCCTGATACTAATGCCATAATTAATGCTTCTATGACTCTTAACCTACTCATTAAACAAATGAGTACCGAAGGATTAAAGTTATGGAAAATATCAGAACTAAACATCCCGTTAATCAATAACCAAACCAACTATATCTTAGGTGGTTCTACATCAACTTTGATGTACGATGTTCTTAAACCCACAGTCGCTATTACGGATAAACCCTTAAAGGTTATCCAAGGGTTCTATAGGAACATTCAAGTTACCCCAAACATAGATACCCCAGTGATGCTTTTGTCTAAACAAGAGTACAACGTCTTGGGTTCTAAGTACTCTACAGGTACGGCTAATAGTATTTTCTATGATGTCCGTAACCTCAATGGTATTCTTTATGTGTACCTAACTCCTGATTTAAATGCTCAAACTAACCTTCAGTTGCACATCGTAGCTCAGATGCCTTTGAATGATGTGGCTACAGCCAGTGATGTTCCTGACTTCCCTAATGAGTGGATGAACTGTTTGGTGTGGAGTCTAGCTGATGAGTTAGCCCTTCAGTATGGAGTTCCAATGAACTCTAGACAAGAGATTGCTCAAAGGGCTAGTGGGTACAAAGAAAAACTAATGGATTGGGATGTAGAGTCTTATAGTACATTCTTCTCTCCTGACTTTAGGTCTACCAGCAATAACTCTTATGGGAGGTAAGAATGGCTACAGAACGTATAGCTCTTACTCAACCCATAGACAGTCGTACTGGTAGCTTCTCTTCAGATGCCTATTCTTCTAACTGTTACTTTGATTCTAGTAGTGGTAAAAGGGAGTACATTAAAAGACCTGGACTAGTTGCTGCTGCTCAAGTTACTCCTGTAACTCCACCTGCTACTCTACAGAGTCAAGGGTTAACCCCTTACAATGGAAACCTTATTGCTGTTATTAATAACACAGCTTATAAGATCAATCCTACAACCTATGCTGTAACTACTCTTGGTGCTCTGTCTGTTTCAACTAGTCAAAGTTACTTTGTTAGAACTTTCTTAGATGCTTACTTGTTTATGCAAAACAAAGTTAATGGTTACTTGCTTAGCAAAACTGGTGTTTCTCAAGGACTTATAACCAATGACAAAGTAGTCAACATTAGCATAGACAATCCAGGACTTAACTACAGTGAAGGGATAACCCTTAGTTTCTCTGCTAGTGGTGTTGCTGCTACTGCTACTGTGACCAATGGAAATATTACTGCTGTTTCTATTACTAGTGCTGGTTCTGGGTTGACTGTTGCTCCAACCATTACCATTAATGTTCCCAGTACTGTGACTCCCACAGGAACTGGTTTTGTGGGTGACTACATCATTGGTGTGTCTAGTGGTACGGGTATCTACGTAGGTATGCAAGCATCTGGTACAGGTGTAGCCAACAATGCTCTTGTAACCAACGTCAATGGCACTACAATCACTCTCAGCCTTCCAAACACAGACGCTGTGTCTGGTACTATTACTTTTGCTGATCTAGGCTCCAATGGCGTTTTAACGTCTTCTTTAAATGCTTTCCCTGCTGGTCCTTATGTATCTGGTGCTGTCTTCTTAGACAACTATATATTTATAGGCACTACAAACAATCGTATTTACAACTCTAACCTGGGTGACCCAACTACTTGGGAAGCTTTAAGTTATATTAGCTTTGAACAAACAGCAGATACTTTAGTGGGTATTGTTAAACATCTTAACTACTTAGTAGCTTTTGGAAACAATAGTACTCAATTCTTTTATGATGTTGGCAATGCTGTTGGTTCTCCTTTGGGGTTAGCAGCGTCTTACACCTCTGAGATTGGTTGTGCTAGTGGGGATAGTGTTGTTGCTACTAGTAACACTGTCTTGTGGATAGGTAAAACCAAAACTCATGGTAAGTGTGTGTACGCTATGGATGGTGTGTCAGCCACTAAGGTGTCTACTAGCAACATAGATAGACACATAGAAGCTGATGATTTGAGCTATGTCACTGCTTATTGTTACAAAGTTAGTGGTCACACACTGTATATACTTACTCTCCACAACACTCAAAAAACACTAGTTTATGATTTGGATGAGAAACAATGGTACACATGGACTCAGTATGCTATGGCATCCAATACTCAACCTAACCCAGGTACATACTACGAATCTTATTTTCGTGGTACTTACTATGCAGAAATAAATGATGTTCCTTATGTTTTAGATGATGACAATGCTAAGTTGTATTACTTTAGTACTAGTATCTATCAAGATGATGGACAACCTATCTACTGTAGGTCAGTTACAGATATTAGAGACAACGGAAGCACCAAGCGTAAGTTCTATGGTCGGTGTGAGATTGTTGGAGACAAGGTACAAGGCGGTGTGATGCAGATTAGCCACACGGGTAATGACTATGTTTCTTACTCTACACCTCGGTCTGTTGACCTCAATGCTCCTAGAGCACAGGTGTATTTGAGTGGTGCTGACAGACGTAGAGCTTGGCAGTTCCTTTGTACTAGCAATGTTCCATTGCGGTTAGATGCTGCTGAGATTGACTTTAGGATTGGTGAGATGGATCAAGAACAAGCTGTTGGCGGTGGGACTCAGTATAGAAAATGAACATTACCAATGAAAACACTTTTGAAAAGGTCAAGTTTAGACAAGACATAAAGAATGTTGAGGAGGGTATGCTGCATCTTATTAAAGAAAATAAGATTAAAGACACCCTTCCAGACTGCAAACTAACACACTACTTTACTCCTATAGATCAAACTTACGGATGTGGTACGTATGCTAGACAAATGTTTATTCCCAAAGACACTTTAATTGTTGGTAAAATACACCGACACCAACACCTTAACTTCATTATGCAAGGAGAAGTTAAAGTATTTACTGAGTTTGGTACTAAAGAATACAAAGCTCCCTGTGTGTTTGTATCTGAGATAGGTCTTAAAAGGTCTGTGTACGCTGTAGAAGATACCATTTGGGTAACAGTACATCAGACCAAACATCTAGGTGAAGAGAACCTAGACAAGATGGAAGAAGAAGTTATAGCCCCAACCTATGCTGACTTGGGATTGATAGCTTCTACTGACGAACTACTTAGATTAAATGGGGAGAATAAATCATGACTTTTGGTGCTGTTGCTTCATACGTTGGTATAGCTGCTGGTGTTAACTCCCTTACAGGTGGTGGGGTGAGTAAACTATTTGGTGGTCAAGGCCAACAAAGCGGTGCTTCTGCCACTGCTACTGCTAATCCTATGGCTCCCTATCAAGCTCAATTAGCTCAAATGTATCAAGGTTATTTACAACCTGGTGCTTCTAGTAACATTCAAGCTATGCCTGGGTTTAGCCAATATAAAACTGGTGTACTAGACCCTGCTATGGAGGCATCTCAAGCTAAAGCTGCTAGTACTGGTCAACTATATTCTGGTGCTGAGTCTGCCCAACTGCAACAAATTGGTCAACAAGGCTATTCAGGATTCATGCAAAACTACTTGAGTAATTTATATTCGGGTGCTACTGGTGGTGCATTGGCTGGTCAACAAGCTGGTAACACTGTCAATACTGCTAACCAACAAGGATTTCAACAAGGTCTTGGTAGTCTTGCTACTGGTTTACAAGGATTTGCTGGTCAACAAAACACCCCAGTTGTAACGGCTCCAGTATCAGCAGGTAATCAATTTGGTGGTGTAGGTAATGTTGATTTTGGTGGCGGTCAATATTAAGGATTAAATCATGGCCTACTTAATGTCAGATGTAGCTGCGGGTAGCAATGCTGCTTTACAGCTACAACAAAATATGGCTGCTGCTCCTTATGTTAAGGATCAAGCGGCTGCTGCTGCTGAAGAGACTCAACTTAAGCTACAACAAGATCGTCTTAAAGCTCAGTATGCTCCGCAAGAGTATGCTCTTAAACTACAAGAAGACCAACAGTTAGCAGAAAAATCTAGGTTAGCTAACATGGTTGCTGCTACTAGTTACAAAGCAGACAATGAATCTAATGCTAAATTAATAGAGTGGTACAAATCCCCTGAAGGTCAGAAGTCTAC